GATATAGCTTTTTCAAGCTTGAGGCTAAGCGTTTAGGTGCAGGTGGCGATTCTGGCTTTGTAGATATTCTTGATGGAAGAATTTTCGCTGTTAAAGGGAATACCTCGCAACCTCAGTACAACACGATCACGATCAATCATGACGAGGGGCAGTACGAGTTCAGATTCGTCCCTGTATCTGGCAGCACGGCTCAGGCTGAGCATATTGGCTTGGGCGCAAAAAGAGTTTTACTTTTAACGGGACAGTTTGACGCCAGTAGTGGGTTTACGACAGGAAGATTCGGCGTTAGTTACACCGGAGCCGCTACTCTAATTACGAACAAGGATGCATCAAATCCTGAGTTTGAATTTTCGTTGATTAACGATGACACGGAAATTGGTGGTGTTGCGAAGTTCGACAAATATGAGGAAGGTGAGCTTTCCGAGAGTGCCAGCTGGAAGTCTGTAAGCTCTTTGGCCGCTGATTATCAAGATGATGGTGATGAGTTGATTTATGGCGTTCTGCTGCATGCAGACACTGGCGCGGTATTAGAAGCTAAGTGGAACAGAGAAGATGTTTCGGAGAAGCTTGGGGCTGAATACCAATACTCTCCGCTGCTTATTAGAAATGTGACTGGCGAAAGAGGATGGGTGCCTACAGAAAGCAGGCAGATTGAGAGAAATTCAGGCCCTAGCGGAAATGATTCATATGTTCAAACAAACTCAGCAGGCGAAATGATAAATGTGTTTTTTGATGGGGTTCAGAAAGCAAGTGCGTTGTCTTCTTCTTTATATGAAGCGCCAGACGAAAAAAATCTTTTGGCTCAATATAAAATTCTACCTGGCTCCCAGCCAGAAAGAGACATTATTCCTGGGGTCACTCAAATTACTGAGCAAAATATTTTTCAAGACTCAGTGTTTGACCCTGTTAACAACAGGCCAGCTTATTTTGGTGTATGGGAGACTGTGACTGGCGTCCGAAATGGCTTTTGGAACGGAATTCTCAGGGACGATGTCAAGCTTGCTGTTGATGAGTCGCAGGCAGGCTTCCAATACATTCGTGGCAACTTGCAACGAACTGAGGCTGATGGCACAAGAGTTTACGCAATAACAAGGGTATTTAGAACCGTTGAAGAGCAAGGCGGATATTATTGGCCTGTTGAGAAGGGTGGTTATACACAAGTGCTTTCTCCAGACAAAAAGTTGTACGCAATTCAACAGTATGAATTCAGCGTTGACGTAGATGATTTTGCTTATGCACCAGCGACTTACAACCAAAACACCACCACCTCCCAGCTAGGGACTGGCCTTAAAATCACAGCTACTTCGGTGGTCGATGAACATTGGACTTGGGATGTTATTGATCCCGGAGTTGGCTACAGGGTTGGCGACAAAGCTACCTTTATATTGCCATCTAATTCTCAAGAAAAAAATTCGCAGTACTTTTTGACCGTAACCGTTACGGAGATTGAAAAGGCAAGTGTTGACGAGCTTGAAACCCTGAATTTTTATGATGCGATCACTGATTACCCTAAGTATGAGCAAGAAAAAACCAGCCATCAGGATGGCCCAGAGCATGAAATCTCGTTTGTAAACGAGCTGATTCGTCCTTTGTCTGATGGCATTCCTAAATATCAAGATCTTTCTCTGCTTGGGCTTCGCTTGCTTGCAGGTAAAGATTGGACATCTCTTGGGCAGCTAAGCGCTTATGTAAAACAAGGGATCAAGGTTGAGAGGCTGATTACAGATGCAGGAGGACCGGCTAGCACAGGCGCAACAGGCCCAACCAATAATTTTGCCGAAGTCGTTTACAACCTGTTGACCAATGATCGCATTGGCGTTGGCAGCAGAATTCCAAGCACGATTGTCGATCGAGATTCAATGGTTGAGGCTGCAAGGTTCTGCTACGCCAATGAATTGACTTTTGATGGTGTTCTTGAGGATCGCACTAACTTGCGTGAATTTATTTTTAACACTGCTGCCTTGAACTTTCTTGACTTCAGCATCAAGGGTGGTCGTTTCGCATTGAAACCATCGCTGCCTTATAAGGCAAAGTCAAAGAAAGAGTCCAGTCCTGGCTTAACTCCTGGGATTGAAGACTATTTGATTGATACTGCTCATTCGTTCTTGACTGGCTCAAGTGAGGTCAAGGCACTGTTTACTGACGGCAATATGAAGGACATGCAACTAACGTTTTTGCCTAGGGAAGAGCGTCAGCTTTTTAAAGCAACGATCACTTATCGAGACGAGTCTATTGAGAATGGATTCTCTTCGCAGCAAAGCATTCAAGTTCGATTCTCAGACGCTGCGGGAGGCTCAGAAGCTGATCCAGAAGAGTCCATTGACATGACTCAATTCTGCACAAGCCGGACTCACGCGGAGTTGATCGGCAAATATCGGCTGTTGTTGAGAAAGCATATTGATCACACAATCAGCTTCAAAACGACGCCAAGCTCTGCCCTTGAGCTTGAAGCTGGCGATTACATCAAGGTGATTTCGATCTCTACACACACCAGCCGATTCAACAACGGCAGCGTTGATGACGAGGGCAACGTAACTGCGACAGTGGACCTGGCAAATTCAACTGGCCATCCAGTGTTTTATTGGCGGCCTGGCTTGCAGGATGTGTTGTCTGGTTCAATGCCAGTTACGTCTATGAAGACAGGCAACTCAGAATTTTTTGACTCAATCTTCACTCTCAGAGTCCAAGAGGAGCCAAAGCGTATTTACAGGATCGACAGCTTGACCATTGATGAGGACGGCTATGTCGACATCAGCGCAACCCATCAGCCCTTGGATGATCGCGGTGCGCTGGCTACACTGGGACTCAACAAAGGGTTGTTCAAGGTAACGAGCTGATGCCTGAGGTTGACTTCCCTGCGTTGGTTCCTTCGAGTCGCTCTTACCAGCCAGGCGTTTTCCCTGAAACGAAGTTTGAGGCTCAAAACGGTGCTGTAGTCCGAGTCCGCTACGGCAACCAAAGGACGAACAGTCGCTTGACCCTGACTTTCTCCAACATCACAGACGCCAATGCTAATTCGGTGCTGGAAAACTACGTCAACGTGACAAAGGCTGGTGATTACGTCGTGTTTACGGCGAGCAATGTCGCTAGGACGACGACAAGTGGAGAGCCTGGGGCCTTAACGCCTTGGTTTAGAGAAACAAACAGCGCGTTGAAGTGGAAATACGCATCTCCTCCGTCAGTCCAAAGCGTTAAGCCAGGTTTGAGTACAGTGAGTTGTGAGTTCGTAGGTGAGCTTGAGGGCATCTAACCATGGCTAAGTACTACGCGGGTCAAGATGGCAGCCTTGAGCTTGGTGGCGTTGCTGTCGCAAAGGTTGTTCAGTGGGCATTCAGCGCAAACACAGAGGCGCTTGAAGTCACTGTTCTCAGTGAAAACGCACGGACTTTCACGACAGGGATGCGATCGGCGAGTGGCTCTTGCACTGTTTTGTATTACAGCGATGCCCCGGTCAACCTAATCAATCAAGTCAATCAAGACACTGCAGCCGATGCGTCCATCGCATCAACTGCTCGATTGAAATTAAAGTTTGACGATAAATTTTTTGAGCTGAATGCTGTTCTTACCAGCGCAGAACTTTCATGTGTTGTTGGAGAGGTGATGCGCGTCAACGTTGGATTCACCATGAGCGGTGATCTCGTGAGCAAGTCACTATGACAGTCTTTCTAGGCAATAACGGTCGAATTAGGCTTCGCAGGGCAACACCAGGCCGCACGTTTACGAGTGTGGTCGACCCTAGTGACGTAAATGTCACTAAGAAGCGATTTAGCTTTGACTTTCCGCAGGAGATGTTGCTGACGGGTGATCGTCTGCAGATCAAAAGCACTGACGGCTCAAACCTTGCTTTTATCAATAGCGCGGGATGGGACGGTGGCAGTCAGCTGCCTGACGGCACTTGGTATATCAATGTTGATGAGCTTGGCGGCGTTTGCCTTTATGACACTTTTGCGAACGCATTGAATGGTCAAAGCACAGGCAAAATCGCCTTGGCCGCAATCACCTCTTCAATCCCGATCGAAGCAAAGAGCGTTCAAGCCGAGTACAACATCCTTGGATTAGTTAGATCTTTTGAGCTAAACAATGATCGAGAAGTTGTCGATGTAACCGTTCTTAGCGACGAGTTTCGCAAGAACGAAAGCGGCTTAATTAGTGGGAGTGGAAGTGTAAGTTGTGAATTTCATTACGACCCTGATGCAGCAGGCGAATCAGTAGACACTGATGTTCCCAGCTACTTGCACGAGTTGATTTTGCGGCAGAAGCTAGGCGCTGAGTTTGATGCCGAGCTTTATATCGTTGATCAAGGGCAAAACTCTGAAGCAACAAATGACTTCTTTTATTTTGAGTTCAAAGGCATTGTTACTAATGCCGCCATTAGCCTTGGCGTGGGTCAGTTGACTGTTTCTAATTTCAACTTTGTCACCACAGGCCCCATCTCACCCAGGCTTGGCCTTGGTGTAATCACCAACTATGTCCTGAAAGAGGACACCGACAAGATCCTGCTTGAGCAGCCTGGCGGCGGTAAGCTGGAACTTGAAACTGACTAAACCCGCAGGGGGACTTGGGCAATGGCAGATCTCAAGATATCCGCCCTAAACGAACTGGCTGAAGCCGACGTAGCTTCAACTGATGTTCTGCCCATTGCGGACGTAAGCGCAAGCGAGACCAAGAAAGTCACTGTTAAGAGCCTGGTTGAGCAGGGTGTTGACCTTATTGATGACGCCAGCATTCCGGCAGCCAAGCTTGCATCTATAAGTCCAAGTTCGCTAGGTAGCAGTTCGGGGGCAAAGGAGTTTATTGCTGGCCCGACTGGTGCTGGTGGCAGTTACACCTCTCGTGTCATTGCCTCTACTGACCTGCCAGCCGGTACAGCCTCTGCGATTGGCGGAGCAGCAGCTGGCAATGGCCTGACTTCTACTTCAGGCACCTTCTCTGTTAATGCAGCCTCGACCACCGCTCTTGGCGGCATCAGCGTTCCAAGCGCTTCTGGGCTGAACGTTAATAGCAGTGGTGTCATTTCTCACCAGTCCAGTGTCACCGGCCAGACCAAAAACGGTTTCACCGTCAATGACTCAGGTCACATCACCGCAGTTGGCAGCATTGCAGCAAGTGACCTGCCAAAGGCCACGACATCTGCTGTTGGTGGTGTTTCTGTTGGCAGCGGTCTCAGCGTTACTTCTGGTGGGCAGCTGAATCACACCGACAGCATTACGGCTGGAACGACAAGTGGGATCACGTTTAACGCCCAGGGCCACATCACAGCAGCAACAGCTCTTACTGGCACTGACCTGCCCGCAAGTACAACAACCGCAAAAGGTGGTGTCTCTGTGCCTTCGGGCGCTTTGTCTGTTAGTGGCGCTGGAGCCCTAACACACGATATTTCAGGCGTCACTGCTGGAACTTATCCCAAGGTCACTGTTGACACTCGTGGTCACGTCACTGCTGGCACCACGCTGTCAGCTTCTGACATCCCAGACATCAGCGCAGCCAAGCTGACTTCGGGAACGATTGGAACATCAATTATCGCGAACGACGCGGTGACAGGTGGGAAGCTTGCGGACTCTTCAACCGTTCGTTTTGCAGGCGCACCAGATACGGCAGGTGTTGTCAACTTTGGAACTGCAGACTTCCAGGGTCAGTTCTTATATGACGAGTATCACGATGACTTGTACCTCTGGACGGGGAACAGCTTCAAGTCAATCGACATCGTCAGCGGCGAGATTGTGCTCGCTGGAACGTATGACGCCAGCACAAACCTCGTTGCATCTGTAACGCCAAAGGGAACATCCATCGGTCTGACGGTTGGTCAGCCACTGATCGCACCAGCTGCATCCAACTCCAACCATTATTTGACCGTTAGCCAGTCGGGTACTGGATCAGGCAATGCGCCAGCAGTTGCTTTGGCCCCGCCTGACTTCTTGCTTTCTACTGGCACGGCTTGGCAGGTTCTTGACCTGTCAACGGCGTTGGCAGCTACAGCAGCAAATAACGTCAGCTTTGCCCCTGCAGGCAACATTTCGGCCAGCAATGTTCAGGCTGCAATCCAGGAGCTTGACAGCGAAAAGGCGTCACTGGCTGGCCCAACGTTTACCGGAACCACAACGTTCAGCGGCGATGTGTTGCTTGGAACGTCGGCAACTCTGACGTTTGAGGGCAGCTCCGCTGACGATTACGAAACCTCATTCACTTTTACGAACCCAACCGCCGACCGGGCGATTGCGTTCCCTGATGCCTCGGGGACCGTGGTTTTGACTGGCACAACTGGCACGGTCTCTAATGCAATGTTGGCTGGCAGCATCGCGCTGACCAAGCTTGCAAACCTGACCTCTGGTCAGTTGATTGTTGGCAACGGCAGCAACGTACCAACAGCAGTCACACTTTCTGGCGATGCAACCATCTCCAACACAGGTGCATTGACCATCGCCAACGATGCGGTCACCGCAGATAAGTTGGCGGACACCAGTGTGACGGCTGCGTCTTACACCAACGCAAGCATCACCGTTGACGCTCAAGGTCGGATTACAGCTGCATCAAACGGAACAGCTGGCAACCCTGGCACGGTTACAAGCATCGATGTCACAGGTGGAACGGGGCTTACGTCTACTGGCGGACCGATCACTAGCAGCGGTGCAATCACGGTCAACCTTGATAACACTGCTGTAACTGCTGGCAGCTACACGCTGGCAAGCATTACGGTCGATGCTCAGGGACGTATCACTGCTGCTTCTAACGGCACTGCAGCTGACGCCGACAAGATTTCTGAAGGCAACACTGAGGCAGAGGTTGTTGATACCGGCTCCAACGGTCACTTCAAGATCACCACTGAAGGCACTGAGCGCATCAGGGTTGGACCTGCAGGTCAAGTTGGCATCGCTGGAGCGAACTACGGCACAGCAGGTCAGATGCTCATTAGCGGTGGCGCGTCAGGCGCTGTTGCTTGGGCTGAGCCTTCTGCAGCTGTTGGTGGTGGCAGTGATCAATGGGCTTTGGAGCATGACAACACCATTACGACCAGCTACACCATTAGTACTGGCAAAAACGTGATTTCTGCAGGGCCGTTGACTGTTAACAGTGGCGCTACAGTTACAGTGCCAAGTGGTAGT